AAAAGAAGAGTTGAATGCCAGAGCCATAGGTCTGGTAGATAAGCTGGCAAAAAAACAAAAAGCCCCAGATTAACTCTGGGGCTCGCTCGAGACGGCAAGTATTATTGCCAAGCTGTGTACTTGCCGTCCTCGCCCTTTATCATAACCTTAAGATGAGCGCCAAGCACAATGCGTGCTTCATAGCACTCAACTATCAGGCTTTCAAAGTGCTCAAAAACACAAAAACAAATTTTTCAGCAATTTTTTTACATTTTTTTCTTTTATATATGATGTTTGTTAATATACACTGTGCTTAAATGGTGTGTATGTGCCTTCTTGTAGAGTGGGTGCTGCGCTATTGTTAATATTATAGCCCGGAATTATATTTCAAAGTAAGACGCATCATTATTATTGCTTCATGCTCTTGCTGATACTTTCTCGAAAGTATGCGGCTTTAACTCGATGAAACTCGTCTTCCTTAATCAGTCGCTGCTGCCTGTTGTCGCCAAGACATATTAAGTCCTCATTGATGACCGCCTGATGCCTTTCTATTGCCCGCTGCTCAAAGAACTCCATTCTGTCTCTTACATAGCTGCTCAGCCACTCGAATATCACGGCACCGTCAATGCGGTCATATACCTTGCCGTACTTGCCCTTCTTTGCGTTGTCGAAGCACAACTTAAAGTCATCTGGCTTAAGATAGTAGAACTCGTCAATAATCAGCTTGACCGTCTGTACTACTTGCTTTTCGTTCATCGTCTTGCCGACATTAAAGAACTCGACCAAGTCTATCACAATGATTGTCAGCAGCGCCTGCAACTGCGCAAGGCCTGCTTCTTTACGTATTGAAGCAATAGTCGGACTACTTGACCGATATATGTCATCAAGTGTCCTGACTGCCATGCCCTCGTAGTACTTCACTGGCGAGGTTCTTAAGACTTTTAAGTCCAATTTGCTGTCCATTTGTTTTCGCTTTGTTATTAGCAATGTCTTTCAAAATAAAGTTGCGAGCCTGCGCAATCCAATCCTTACGCATGACACCCTTACTGTCGGACCAATTTAAAACGGCTTCGTAGTAATAATCTAAGTCATAAGCCTCGTATTTAGTGCCTGCCAATGCCTCTTTGAACTTTTCCTTGTCATAATACTTCGAGTTGCGGAATAGGCACTCCGACTTTGTCGCTCTTTTGATAACCGGCTGCTCTTTTTCTTCTTCAATCTCAATGTACGAATCAGGAGCTGGCGCTGGATACTTTGGCTTCTTTATCCTAATGGTCTGATTAAAATTAAGTATTTCAATATATGTTTTCCCCTCCACCGTGTACATGCGGACCAGCTGTGCATCGATACACTCTTTAAGCCAGCTAATGATGTCCTTCTGGCTGACTACGTCTATTTTAAGCGGATAAAGCCTAACTCTCAGTATCTCTGCTCTTCCGTCATATCTGCCGTAGTCATCTACTACGCTCATCAGCCTGCGATAAAATACTTCGGCAGCCCATGATAGCTTATTCACCCGTTCGCTGTCTATTATTCCTTCTCTGAGAATCCTGTTCGGCATACTATTATTTGCTCGTTAGCTAATACATCCTAAAACATCAACTTCTGTTTACACTTACACCCAAACAGCTTTCTCACCTGCTCCTTGCTTACATTCTCTACTTTATACCCGTTATAGATGTGGTTAATAATCTCATGCTGTGCCTCTATGTCATTCCTAATTTTATCGTATAGCACAGCGTAAACTATCCTACCACATTTACAATATGCTCCCATACCAATAAGCTCCTGGCTCTTCTGAGTTTGAGTGCTGCTTTCCATGTTTATCTTTTATTTGCTTGTTTAATTAGCTTCGGTATATCTCGAATGTGCACCATGTATTCTCTGATAAATTTAGTGGCATCTTCCTGTGCTTCACAAGCGCCTTCCAACCAGCACTTTTCAGCAAACCGGCGAAGTATCTCAACGCTTGCCGCTAAACTTTCGCTTTGCATTATTTGCTTGGCAATCTCTTGCAATTCTTGTAACTCTTTTTCTTTTTCAATGTTTTTCATTGGTTTAGTTTTTAAGATTTAACATTAATGCCTCATGCTATGTGTTAAGCTCAGTAAAGTATAAGTATCACGCTGCACACTATATCTCAACCCAATCTGTCACAGGTTTTAATATCTTATATCCGTTCGATTTTAGCAGGTCAATAGCCTCCTTTATTCTATCTGACTTTTGATTGTCCGAAGTAAGATCACTACGCTTTCTCCACATCCGCCTTGTTTCTAACTGAACGGCATTTTGATGCAGAAACAAAGCGATTGCACCGTTATTTATTTCTTTTTTTGATAGCCCGTTTTTCTGGGCTTGTTTACTGAACTCGTTGCTTGAGAAAGTAGAGCTCATTTCGCTTAAGGTTTTTCTAAGAATTTCCATTTTCTTATCTTTATTAAATGCCTACGCTTAATTATTTTTCAGACACATAACAGCAGGTAGGCAAAATGCCGCTATGAGTCTGAATGCTATGATTTAAAGTTTGTGGTAAGCAGCACTATCGCCTACCTGCGAAACGTTATCTCCGTGCACAATAACGAAATATAGCTTATTTGGCTCTGCACCCCACTCAGGATTGCCAGTCCTTATTTCGATACGTTTGTGCTCCAATTTCAATATCCTTTCTTTATCGTCTGCTCTCGGATAGCCCAACGTCATTATATTATAGTCGAACTTTTTGAAGCATAAGCCATGATAAGTGAATACTGCCGATACATCTACATATCTGTAGTGCTTGTAGTTGCTAATATATCGAACTATTTCTTCAATTGCTAATTCAGACTCCTGATAATGGATCAGTCTCTTAACCCAGTATTCGTTTATCTCTCTATAGTCCTCAGTCTTAGCTTTTGCTTTGGTCATTTCAAACCATTTAGCTTTCAGTGGAAGATGCAAACATGAAGGCATAGCGCCATGTTTATGCAACTGATGGTTTTGTGATGTGTTCATCGTTATAGTTGTTTATTAAGGTTATACCATTTTGCTGCGCATCGATCATGCCAATAAACTCACGGCACTGAATCACACGCTGCCTTAAGCGCTCAATCTCATCCTCATCCCTCTCTATCTCCACCGTGAACAGCCGCTCTTCTGCCGGGATGTCCCATCTCCATTCGCTAATATCATTATGCAGCGCATAATAAGGGTATTGGCTCAAAAACTGCTTAATGTCATAGATCATGTTTTTTTCCAACTCCCTGCAAAGCCGGATGTACTCTGTGTTGGTATCATCGTTATCAAAAGCACCCATAGCATATGCCAGTCTTCTCTTCTCGTCATCCAATAGCATGTCCGTAGCATTAACAAGACAGTATCTTATCTTCGCTTTCTTCGCTCCGGTGAGCCACATATAGCCAACCATCTGCCAGTAGTGGTTCTTGCTCAGCTTGCCGAACTTCACTTTCGTGAACGTGAACAGGTCCCAGCTGCTCTTGATGTCTTCTACTACTTCAATTGCTTGTCCGTTCTTTATGAACAGGTCCGGCACTCCTTTGATATAGTCGTTCTCGAATATATCATTATTCTTTAAATATAAGTTTTTAGTCAGCAGTGAAAGCATCGTGATTGCGTCTTCTTCCACTGCATTGCCCTTCTCGATGTACTTTGACATGACTTCTTTCTCATGCCTGTCGTAAACATGCCTGATATAGACATCAATACAGTATGACTTGGCTGTCTCTGACAGCGGCTCGGACTTTGAGCGACTGTCTGTCATTATCTGTCCGAGTTCGCTGCATCTGAACTTAATGTTATTGGCTTTCATTTGGCTGCTGTGCTTTTGTTATCGTGTCGTTTCTTTCATACCACATCTTCATATAGTCTTCATTATGTGAGATTGAAGGGAAGAGCTTGTCCAGCTCCTCTACTGTGCTGGCCTGCTCAATCATTAGTCTGACTCTCTCAGACTCTTTATCTACCTCTGGCCGCTGGTTGTCAACGTACTCTACTTCTTCGCCGCTTTCATCCTTAATGACGGCTTGGTCGGCAATAATTGCTCTCTGCATCTGTATTGACAATGGCGCATATTTCCATAACAGTAACTTTAGCACAGTCTTAAGAGCCATTGACTCGAAGTCCGTCTCCCACATCGAACTCTTTCTCGTCTTTTCGTTTCTGTACATATTAGAGTATTTGAGTCCGTGACTTTTCAGCTGTTCTGTACTCATATAGAGTGTCTTCTCAAAGCCGTTTATAAGGCTGAAGTATGCGGCAAAGCCGATTACTTTGTCGCTGTCTTTCCTGCTGAAGTCGAAGACGTACCCTTTGAGCGGGTCCTGCTGCACAATCTGTCCTTCATATATAGGCGCAGCCGATATTGTTTTAAACTGGCCTGTCCTGTGCGCCAATTGAATCAGCCCACGATACCCAATCTGGAATTGGGCTACCTGCTTATAAGTGCCGTCCTTCTGCCTCGTGTTGTACGGCACTATGTAGGCGAATCCAAGATTGCTGTTAATCGGCAGTTCGAGAGTAGCCGCCAAGACTGCTGCGTTATAGACGCTGATTGGGTCAGCGCTTTTCAGCAGCTCGTTCTGCGCAACCACCTGCATCAGCGATACTATGAAGTGCGCTGAGCGGTCACCGAGCAACTCGGTGAACCTTCTCTTTACGCTGTCTTGTTCAAAGAATCTTTTAATTTCCATAAGCTTTTTCTTTTATTTGTTTGAAAGCAATATCCAAAATTTTCATAAATTCTTCCTTGTCGATGACCTCAGCGTTAGCAGCATCCTCGCACTCGTACTCGAACGCCCAATTGGAGATGTGCCTCAGTTCATCTCCAAAGAAAGTAATGACAATATTGTAGTCTTGGTTGCTCATAGAGCCAACCAAGTAGTACGTTGTATGCCAACCGCTTTGCCTCTTGGCATAGAAGGGCAGGCTCAGGCCTACCTCTTCTTTTACATTAGCTTTTTCTTTAATCATTTTTTTGGCTTTTTTGGTTAGTTAATATCATTAATTGAAGTTATTGCTCCCTCGTCTATGAGTATCCTCAGCGCTTCATCTTCGAGCCATCGGATGCCCCATTTCGAGAGACGGTTAGTAATAGGCTTTCCTTTGTAGGATGCCTTTTCTAACCAAAACAAAAAAGGGTTGTCAATCTCACGATTGAGCAACCCTCCGACCGGCAGCAACCATGAAACGGTTACTGTCAGCTCACGATTTTTGTAGTCGATGACTTTTAATGTTCTGCTATTCATTTTGCCGAGTTTTCGCTTTTTTCCAATAATTCATCTATCGGAGTCTTCAAGTACTTCGATAATGCTTCAAGTGCGCTATGCATTGTCAAAAATTGATGATTCGTTCTCGCCCATCTGATGATGGACTGAACGTTCCTGCCAGTGCTGTTGGCGATGAGCGCCTGCAAGACTTGGTCCTGCAGGATGGCTGTTGAAAACTTTTTCTTTAGCTTTGTCATACTCTTTTGATTTGTTGCAAAAATAAAGCAAAAAAAATAAAAATCAAAATAATTTTTTAAATTATTTTTGCGTTTATATCTTAGCGCCTATGTCTGATCTGATTATAGGTATTGACTGCGGCGTAAATACAGGCTTCGCCGTATGGAACACCGCCTCCATGTCGTTCGATCGCATCGAGACGCTGCCGATACATAGAGCAATCCTTTCTATTATCGATTACCATCAGCAAGGAAGGCTCATCGGTATTATCGTGGAAGACGCACGTAAGCGCAAGCTATTCAAAGGTCTTGGTAATATTGATAACCGGGCACAAGGCGCTGGCTATGTTAAGCGAGACGCTGTGATATACGAGCAGCTATGCAAAGACTACAGCATTGCGGTTGTCTTTAAATCGCCCAGAAATACGAAAGTAAATGCCGATTACTTTAAGGTGCTTGCGAGATGGTATGATCGCACCAGCAGTCATGCCAGAGACGCAGCCATGCTCGTCATCGGCATGACGGCTAAGTACTTCCATGCACTACGCAAAGAAGAGTGAAAGCCTGCTAAGTTGTATACGCTTGTCCCAATTGATTATCTCGAGAGTGAATGCCTCTTTGCCCATGAATGACTCAAACGCTTTGACAGTCTCACCGCTGTGCACCAGATCCATTATCATGTCTGCGTTCAGATCTTTGTGCGCTGCGCCAAGAGCTATGCAGCCTCTCAGCTGATGAAAGTAATTGGCTGGATGAATCCTTATTCCAGCCCGTCCCGGCACTCCAGTGATTTCGTACGTAAATACGTCTGTTCCCTTCTTTGCAGATAGTACGCTGGACCTTGTATAGTAGCATTGATACCGACCTGCGGGAATGCAGCTGATGCTCGGCTGATTGTCTTTCCATGCCAGCTCGAGCGTCTTACACGTGAAAAGTTTATCGCCAGCACTGGCAATCAGCACGCCTAAGGTCTGCCTGCTATCGTGACTGGTCCTGATGAGTGTTGCGATGTTACTTCTCTCTCTTGCCATATCTTTCCTTTATCTCTTCAATCATCATCTTGATAATGATGCCGCCTAAGCCACCGCCTATGCCGCATATTACTGAGACGAAGAACTTTACTACCATCTCTTCCCATATTGAAGAGAATGTAGTATAAAAAAAGATTATATTATGCCACTTAATGCTCAGCAGCAGCCCGGCTATCGTCCCCAGTATCTCTTCTATATGCTTATTCAGAAAGTTATTCATATTTACACTTTTTCTGATAGTTCATCAATCAATGCTGTAAATGCTTGCTGCTCGCTCATCCCTTCGGCTATCATGTCCTTATATCTGGCCAGCACATACTCGATAATCAGCTTAATTATCTCATCCTTCATCGAGTTCAGAGCATTCCTTCTCATGACTCTGATATTGTAGTACAGGATAACACGGCCAATGTCTTTCTTTGCTTCTTCTAAGATGAAGGACATGTTTTTGTCCAAGTCTCGAACTCTTGCCATCTTCAATCCAAGCGACTTAGCAAGTCTTGCCACGAATAGATTGCCAAACGGCTTTGAGCTGACTTCGTTCAGTGTCTGCTCCAGCTGGCTCAGTGATGCGTTCTTTGGCAATGGCTTCAGCATACTACTCTTCTTTATCTTTCTTTGCTGTCAGCGCAACGACAGCTACTGCTGTTGCGGCTGCGCCAATCATTTTTATGTAATTATATGCCTTTTCGCTAATATGAAACTCTCCCATGTTCGCTCCTGCGACAAGCGCTGCGCAGATGACAGCAACCAGCCCGGATATCTGTGCGATGCGCTTGAACCATATCGGCGTATCTGAAAGTAGTCTCGATGCTATCTCTGTTGCTATCCTTTTCATTGGCATTGTATCTTTAGTTGTCCGTGAGCGCTTAACCCAAGCCAGTCGTTCGTATCTAAGTCCGGGAACTCGTTGGTGTCGAAAGTGAAGAGACAAATTAGCAAATCAGCCTCAACGTTAATGGTGCCTGTGTACTTAGATTTATTGCTTGCCAGCAGCTGTGATGTTAATGTCTCCTTATCGTAAGAGTACCAGCTCACTGAGACTGGCACTCCCGGCTGACTTCCGTTCCATGATACATAGTGTGCCAGCGCTTCAATATGCCTGCAGCCGATAACCTGCATCTCTACTCCCCGCTGCACAATCTTTCTGATAATGCCGCTCTCTTGATCGAGTTGGAAGATTCCGGAGATACCGAAATATGGTCCGTTCATGTTTACATATTGATAAGTCACCTCTACTACCAGAGTTCCGCCATTTGGTGCGTTGACTGTGAACTGACCGGGACTGCTCAGTGTAATGTTGTTGCTATCCACAATAGTGCCTGCAATATGCAGCTCGTAGTATATATAGATTTCATACGGCGGCCCTGTCTGTCCATAGACAGCAGTAGGATAGCCAATGTTGAATGTATAATCGCCGCTTTGAGCGTCATACACAACATCATCAATTATTGCTGTGCCAAACACGTATTCAGTGATGCAGCAAGGAGGAGGAATCGGCACTATTCCTCCTCCGGAATAAAACAAGTCTGAACGACCGATTCAGGCGTGTTGAATGGGCATGGGAACTTGCTTGATTTCCACTTGACATGAACGTTCCACGTTACGAGCGATGACTCATCGTTCTCGACCTTGAACTTCGGAATGATTGTTACAGGCACGGGCGTGATATAGGTCTTGCTCGATGTGCGGAAGAAGAACTTGAAGTTCCTGTTGCCAACCAGCGCCTGATAGAAGTCGCAATTGCTGGCGAAGTTCGGATCGTTGAACGTTGCGCTGAAGTTGAAGCCGAGCAACTCTTCTGTAGTGTCGCCGAATCCCGGTCCAGTCAGTTCGCTTGGCTCAGCCAGCTCGCCATTGGTAGCCGGAATCACAAGGATCATCTTTTCGTTGATGCCCCGCTCCCACTCGCTGACATTGGTTGGATCGTCATTCAGAAAGTGAAAGTCTTTGTGAATGAATCCGGCAGAGCGAATCCTGCCGAACTCTTTCTCTTCGCATGGATCGCAGCTATGTACCGGAATCAGTACATCGCAGTTAGTTGGGTAGTAGCCTGGCATGTTTTTTCGTTTTTGTTTTTGTTTTTTGCATTAATTAGTTAACGCTGCTTCTTTTCCGCAGCCGCATATGTTGATACAACTTCTGTTGTACAGAACAGTTACTTGATAAGTGATGCTAATCATGATATCCTCGATGCCAACAAACTCACGACTCCCTCTGTACTCCTCGTTGAACACGGCTGAGTGATTGATTACTCCGCCCTGCACCTCTATAGCGATGTCATCAATGCCTTCTTTGTCTATGCTGACTTTCGCCGGCATGGACAGCGACAGCAAGCTATACAGCTGAACATGCGTCATCTTGATTCTCGGCACTTTAGATATCGCAATCATCTTGCAGCTGTATATCGCCGTTCTCAATGCAGGCTGGTCGCCGAACGCATACTTGGCCTGTACTGGTCGCTCGCTTACATCGCTTACCCTATGATAGATTGTCATTGGGTATGTGTCGTTGATAATGACATCCCTGATAACCGAGTACTCATCAATCACAGCCGGCACCGTATCTGCTCCGCTATCGCCATTCCTCACCACGTTAAACGCAATGCCTTCCAGCTTGCTGCCGCTCAGATTGCTGAACTGCGATAGCCGCTGGCTAAGGCTTGTGTTGATTGCTTCTACTATCTCATTTAAATAAGGCATCTGTCACGTATCTTTTTGCTACATCTTTTACCAGCTGGAGCTCATCTTTCGATAGCGTCCATATCTTTTTCCCGTACTTCAGCTCAAAGCCTTTGGCACGGTCCGTAAACTCTGTATCGCCCCATCCTACGCCGTAGCCGTTAGACGATGGCTGTATTGTGAACTGGCTGTTCATCTGTCCGCTGAGGCTAAAGTTCACTTTGCCAAGCGTATTCCTCCCAATCTCGATCTTATACTGATTGTATCCGCCGGGAAAATACTTGCTTGCATGTCTTTGCCCTTCCTTCTTTCCGGATTCAAAAACATATCTACCTGTCTTTCCAGTCGGTAGCCCGAAGCTCCTGCCGGGATTGCTCTTGACGCTGATATATATTGGCACTGTGCTGTATCTGCCTATGTCTGAACCATCAGCCGCTTTGCCCTGTTCATGTATGCGGCTTTTGAGCTCCGCCAGCGCAGTGCTCGCAACAGTACGAGCCAGCCCGTCATAGCCGATAGTGCCACGATTGAACTGCTTCAATCTCGCAGCGAGACCGCCCATTATGCTTTTGATATTGTCTCTAATCTCAATCATGGCACGTATTCAACTGTTCTTATTAATGCATCGCACTCAATGCAGCAGTCTTGTTCGCTGATGTCAATGCCGCTGATTACGTCTGAGAGTTCCTGCTGAAACATCTGCATATACTCGTCTCTCAGCTCTCTTGCTTTGTTCAGGTCCACAGTCGTATAGCGATTAATCCTATCGCTATGCAGTCTTTCGTTCATGACTTCAACCAGCGCAATATAAGCCAGTGCATTCGCAAAGAGTTGCTTGTTACTGCATATGAAGGCATCGTAGCTGCATCTCAAACTGAATGTGCCGATAACTCCGAAAGTATTGCCGACATCAACAGTCGCGCCGTTGTAGCTTCGCTTTGCTCCTGCAATGTAGAGGCTGCATCGGTTACACGTGAAACACTCAGCACAACCGCTGACGCTGTCTGTCGTTATCGGCGTGAACGGAGAGCTGATTCCGGCAGCATCGTATCCGATGAACAAGGAGTCTTGCTCGAAGTCAATCCCTACATATATCTTGTTCCATCCTGCATTCAACATGACGTTGGATTGCCATAGTATGGTGCCGTACTCTGCGTCTGCGATGATTATATCAGTCTGTGCTGCCTGCTTGGCATATATGGATATGTCCTGAACATGAAGAGACAGAAGGCTGCTGCCAGTAATATCGCTGTAGTAAAGCCTGATTCCTCTATACTCATTGGCTGGCGCAGTCTGATTGCTGACAGTGTCTGGCTCTTTGCTGAACGTGATGCTCTCAATGCTTCTGATGAGTCGGTAGCGTCTCGATAGTTCGCTGATTACTGCTGATTGCAGTCTTCTTATCGCTCTTCTCTCTATCGCTCTCCACGTCTCGATGAACGTCGCCTTCTCTTCATTAGTGATGCCTTCAAGAGACTTGATCGACACACCGGGGTAATCGTTCAGCCAGATGCCGCTGTCAGGCGCATCTGCGCCACATCCTCGTATGCCGATCAAATTCTTAAGACATTGCATATTAGCACTCAGCGCATTCGTTGGTTATAATATATCTCAGCGAGCCGTTAACTCCTGCCAATACATCTCCTGCATTGTATACGTTGGATGGATACTGCCACAGTCCGTATCGCTTGCTGATGTACAATGCCCAGCCTCTGTCGAACTGCTCTTCTTCTCCGTAGTGGTTCAGCAGTACAGTAGGACAATCAATGTACTTTAGTTGCACATCGAAGTTGAACGGCTGTATGCCGGAGTTGGTTTGAACTGGCAGCGGCAGCTGGAAGAAGAAGCTGTTCGGACGTTCACCTGCTCTGAAGCCGAGATAGCGGCTTACGTCAACGAAGCCGATTGAGCCTTTCTCGAACACGCCTATTTGATTGACGCCCCATGCCACTTTCGATAGCGTGTCATTATAGAATGTGTAGCCGGTGAACTTCGTAACATCAACACCGTTCATAGCTGCTACGGCTGCCATCTTTTGCAGCTCGTACGAGTTCATCAGTCCGTTGCCGACAATGATGAGATTGCCAGCAAACTCATTCTCTGACGCATCGAACAGTATCTTGGTGAAGCCGCTGTTCAGATCGTTCTTAGTGGCATCTTTGTTGATGTTGACGGTTACTGCAGCGTTGTTGCCGGTAGTAACGTTGACTCCCCAAGTAACATCGCTAAGCAGCTGTGCGTCAATCTTACGCATCAGCGCCTGAGCAATGCGCATGATTGTCTCTATGTGCTCACGCAGCAGCGTAGTGGGTGGCGTGCCCATCCTTACAGTCTGCGAAGCATCGTCAACGAGTTTAGAGATCTCTTCATCGCTGATATGGATGCCTATTTTCACGAACCGTTCGGCTTTGATTTCTGATACTTTCCATGCCGGCACCAGATCAATGTTGCAGTTGTCTTCAGTAGCTATAACGTTCTCATTATAGCGTGGCTGATACTTGATGAAGACTCTTTTCTGATGACCGCCCGTGTTGGTCAATGTCAGCTGTTCAAAGGCGCTCAGCTTTGGATTGTTTTCGATGAGCGCAGCAAGAAAGCCGACTGGTGATATCTTGAACTCAGGATTGTTCTCTTGCGCCAGTTGCGCGAGTGATTCGAGAATATGCGGCGCATAAGCCGTCAATATTATGTTTGCCATTTTTTATGTTGGTTTTTGGTTAGTTGCTTGCAATCTGTTCTACCGCAGCTTTCACTGCCGAGAGATAGTTGCTGTTGCCGTTGGCACCGTGAGTGCTGATGCTTTTCGGCTCTGTCACTCTCCGCTGACTGTTGTCGGAGACTTTCAGGATAGCGTGAGTCGAAAGGACTTTGTCCACGAACTCACCGAAAGATACTTCTTTGTTGTTTTCCATATAGCTAAGGTCAGTGTTGTCCTGCCTTACCAGTTTTATCGACTTGTTACTATTGAGCACAGGCTTGATGCCTTTCTCAGTGAACTCTTTCTTGAGAAGCTCTTTTGCTGCAGCTATTCTGACAGCTTCGGGCAACGCATCGCTGTACTGCCGCTTGCTTAGTTCGTTCTCAATCTTGAACAGAAGCAGGTCGTTTTCGTGAGATTGCTTCAGGTTGTTGATCTCGTCTTCATATTGCTTCTTAAGGTCGAGGATCTGCTGATTGAGCTTGTTGATCTCATTAGTCAGTTCGGCCTTGCCGCTTCCTTTTGCTTCGCTTCTTTTTTGCTCGAGCTCTTTAATCTTTCTGATAATTGCTCCCAGTCTCTTGTAGCTTGACTTTTCAGACTTCAGCTCTGACTTGACTTCATCATCGAACTCAAACTCGTCCATCAGCTTTTCGAGTTCGGTATCAATCGGCAGCAGGGCAAGGCTCTTGAAGTGGGCAGCCACGACAGGATTGTGCTTGGCTGATTCAATTGTCAATGTGCTGTCGAGATAGCCTTTGAGTTTGTTGAAAAGTCCTTCATCAATCTGTGCGTTGATGGAAAGGAGGTCAACTACAGATTTGTCTGTAGTGTCAACGCCCGCTTTTTCTGCGAGCAGTTGTATGAGGTTGCCGAGTTGAACTGACATGCTACAAAGTTAACAAGTGATTAAACATGATAATTGCTTTTGATTAATTTGGTGCACAAAAAATAGCGCCATGAAAAAAGCAGAAAGATTAGTCTTGATTGCCCCACCGAAAGAACTGATTGAGACTATCGAAAGGATCAAGGCAGAGATACTAAGCAAGAACAAGGCAAGAAAAAGGGTCAGCAATACGGAGGCGGTGATGAAGATGATGCGGGCGTATATGCAGCTTAAGCAGCACGAGTAGCAATGAAGCACATGCACTGCAGACGATCGCATATGATCTCATATGCGCGCGCATGATCGCATATGTGGTGCAGACGCTATGCATGTGATACGCATATGTAGTGCACGTGCCATACATATGCACGCACATGCACTGCACATGATCGCAGATGATACGCATATGCAGTGCACACGACGTGCATATGATGTGCATACGATCGCAGATGCTATGCGCGTGATATGCATATGTAGCGCATATGATCGCATGTGCTGTACACGTGCTGTACATATGATATACACATGTCATGCACATGTTGTACATATGTAGTGCACGTGCATCGCAGATGATTGCACATGATACGCACGTGCTATGCACATGCTATGCATCTGCGATCATTCTTGAAATTTTTTGAATTGATAATCAAAGATTTATGAAATTGCTAATCGTTGCGAGGCGCGCCCGATGCGCCTGCTCGCCGCCCGCCGGCCGTTTTTGGCGCCAGTTGTTCGTTTAAAAGAAAGAAAAAAAAAGAAGCAAAAAAAAAGAAAGAAAATATGTATAAGTAGTATAATTAAGTATATATAATATTAGTTAGTTAATACTTAAGGTAAGTAGTACTAATTAAAGTAAGTTAATTATTATTTTATTGAAAGAAAAAAAATTAAAAAATCGCTCGCAAAAAATGCGAAAATTTTAAGCGCAAACGCGCCTGATTTTTAAGATTGCGCAAAAGCTGATAATTCTATTGTCTGAGCAAAAAAGTTGCTTAAAAACAAAGGCAAACGTGTTTATTGAGAAAAAACGAATATAAAAAAGTTGAATAAAAAGAACAAGCGCTCGTGCAGATGATTGCAGATGTAGCACGCATGCTATGCACGTGCTATGCATATGATCGCATATGCGCGCATATGATACGCATATGCATTGCATGTGCATGCAGATGCGAAGCGCATATATACTTGAATCAAAGGAATGATTTTGGCCGAAATTTGCCGATTGCTGCCGAAATTCACAACCTAAACCCTTCGGCATCGTACCTGATGCCATATCGGTCGTACACCTTCACCCGAACTTGTCTCGGAACTGCCACTTCTGAAACCGGCACCAACTGATGCCCGCATTGATAGCCGCCACGATACACATGAAAGTTGGTCTCATCGGTGCCCGATACCATTCCTTGCGGAAGCCCAGTCTTGCTGTTTATCTTGCCGTCAACCTCTTTAAACTCATCGAACCTGCCTTTGATAACGTCTTTGAACTCGACCTTGTGTATGTACTTTTTCCGCACCAGTGCTTTGCACAGGTCGCGCGACGTCTCGATAATTGCTCCGGTATACTGAAACCACTCCAACCCAAGATCACCAGCCACTGTCGCCGTATACTCGGCTGCGTACTGGTTCAACGCATCTGTCGTTATCTGTTTTGCCCAGCGTTCTAATACGCCTGCCGTCTCTGGCGTGCCTGTAATATAGTCCCTCAACTGATTGAGCATCGTAGCATAACTGCCGCCACTCGTGATATTCTGCCGCAGTATCTCCTCAATCTTCGGCATCACGGCATTGTGTATCCCGGCTCCAAGTAATGACTGCTTAGCCGCATCGATGCTATGCTGCTTTATCTCATTGAGCAGCGGTCTTTCCTTGAACTTCTCGACTGACGCCTCAAAGTACGCACGCTGTAACTTCGATAACTCTTTGAATCCGTTTAGATACTCGCCAACATCTTTTTTCCATTGGTCCGACAATACGGCCTTCTCTATCTTCCTGCTGATCGTGCCTATACGCTTGAGATTGGCTACCGTCTGCTTTATGCGGCCGTTTTTGACCTCGATGTCTTTCAGCAGCGTCTGTATTTCATCGTATAGCTTCTGCTGACGAGTCGGAATGTTGCGACCAAAGCCATCGACTTTATCGGAGATGAGCTCAATAATGTCATTCAATATCTTCTGCTGGGACGCCATCTTCTTTCTCTTTGTTCAGCCTGCTGATTATATCGATGCTGGCCAGCTTCCGTATCTGCTCCTTCCTTTCGCTCAGCGACCTGCTCATGAACGCCTCATCCTGCTCCATTGCCATGCGGACCAGTTGCAGTATGTTGCAGCTTATCACGTAGTCTTCTTTCGTTATGCCGCCATTGCTGAGCCTGACCATCTTCTCTTCATCGCTAATCAGCGACAGCGGGTCGAGCTCGTACACGCTGATGAGCTCATCTCTCAGCTTTTGATTGTCGTAGAACTTCTTGTTCACCAGATCAATATCGAGCGCTGTCAGTATCAGCGGGTTCAGCTTTGAGTCATGAGCCCTTTTAATCTCCTCCATCAGATATTGCGACGACAATACATCGAACCGCTCAGGCACCGCCACAACAGGCAGCATCTTGTCGCGCTCTGCCTTCGATGGCACGATGACTGAATAGCGGTAATCGTTAATCAACTCATAAATCTTGTCCATCATCATCACCAAGTCTTCCGCTACGGTGTAAATGAAATTGTTCAGCTCTTCCTTGTCAACCTCCTTCGCAAGCCCGGACTGATTGAGAGGCACATTGCTCAGGAACTGCATATTGACGGCGCTCAGCGCATTATACAGATGTCTTTCGATGCGCTCGTCAATGACCTTAATGATCTCGGTGTCCTTTGTCACGTATCCGAATGGCGGTATTGGCGGCTCGCTCTCTCCGAGATTGGCTTTGTGCGGCCTGATGATGTGCTTCTTGAATGGTCCAGAAGCTGCAACCACTCCGCTGCCACCGCAGCTCTTACACGTGACGGTCTTGAATGTCTTCTTGCCGTCTTGCTCGGTCTCAACTTTTATACGCCCGATGCTGATGCCGTGCTCATTGACGCATTCCGGACATTGCTGCGTTGCGTACTCCCATCTCTCAGGATAAAGATAATTGACGATATTGGCCTGCTGATCGCTGTACTCGCGCACTGCCTCGTCAAGCTCCGGTATCATATCGCCAATACGGCTATGATTGATCACATAGCCATCCTCAATCTTACTGACCAGCGAATGGACTTTGAATGCCGGCAGCCTTCCTAAGTTGTGCTCGTACTCTTGCGTCAGCTTCCAGCTGCCGTCTCCTGTCATCTCGTACTCGACTATCAGCTGCTCGTCAGCCACAGTGGCTTTGTCCTTCTGCCTAACTATCAGCAAGTCGTCTTTGAACTCTAAAACCGAACTGCTGTTGATAACAACCGGGAACGGCTTCACATACTCGTTGTCGGCAATATCAATGCTAAGCGGCGCAACCAGCACAATAGCATTAGGGTCAACAAGATACTCCTTAAGCAAGATAGAAAAGACCCAGTTGGTCAAAGAGTTGAAGTACGGGAAGCGCTTCTCACAGTACTGCTCCAACGTCTCATCAGCCGCTGTCTTAGGGTTGACCAGTGTCGGATCGTACTTGATGCTCCAGTCTGACGAGCGTCTTATCTTGCCCAATGCATGTATGACAGAGCCTATTACACGCTTCGTGATTGGCTTGTAGAGCTTCTTACGGTAAGCATAGATATACTCACTCTCATGCGGTCGTCTCTCTTCTATGAGCTTGGCAGGATACTCGCCGTTTGCATGCACCCTGATGCTATCATAGATAGACACATACTCACTGTATACCGGCATTCGGCGCTTGCCGATAAGGTACTCCATTATCAGTTCGGTTGCTGCTGGCATTTTAGATAAGTTTACGTTTTTCGTCCCATTGCTTCTTAGCATAGATACGATAGTGATACGGCAGCTTCATGGCTCTTGCATACGCTGCGCATATCTTATCATATCTATCACGTATATACGTTGACAGATTGTTACCGCCTACAGAGATGCCGTAGTAGTCTTTAATGACGTCAATCCATGCGCTATACTTGTCCAGAAGATACCAGTATATGAGCGGTCTTTCGCACGCCATCTTCACTGCGTAAGACGATGTGGCTATGTTGAATGCAAACTCATCCGGAATGTCGCCGGCAAAGTCAACAACAGGCACCTGAGGCTCATCGAATATCTTCTGTGCAGTCTCCAGAACTATCATGGCTGGCTTAACCTTCTTGAACCATACCAGCTCGCTGGACAGCTGATAGACAATGTCGCTCATGTCGTATGCGGTCTTTGCTTTAGCGACATCGAACCAATGCATATAATCACCATGCGTCTTGCCTGT